TCGTCGCCGCAGTTCGCGAGCGCCTGGGCCGGCGGTGGCATCGGTCTTTATGCCAATGGCGGGATCGCCGACCGGCCGTCGATCTTTGGTGAAGCAGGCATCGAGGCGGCGGTGCCGCTGCCGGACGGCCGCACGATCCCCGTCACCCTGAATGTCCGTCAGGCCTATCCGCACCAGACATCGGCGCCGGCGCCGGTCGCCCCTGGCCTCAATGCGCCGATCATCAACAATTACGGTTCCTCGGACGTCGAATATCAGGAAGCGACGGATCAGAGCGGCAACCGTCAGCCAGTCATCACGATCGGCGAAATGGCCGCTGCGGCCATCAAGCAGCGTGGAAATCCCCTGCGGCGCACGATGATGTCCGAATTTAACGCCAAGCCGCGGAAGGTCTCGCGATGACCGTCGCTGTCTGGCCCTCTCAGCTTCCGCGCCCCGAACGCAATACCTGGAACGTACGTCCGCAGGATGCGCGGCAGAAACGGCAGTCGGACGCCGGTCCGCCCGGCTGGCGTCGCAAGTTCTCCAGCGCGGCGAAGCTTGTGTCCCTTTCGGTCCTGCTGACGCGCAACCAGAATGCCGTCTTCGACAATTTCTACAAGCACGATACCAGGCACGGGACTCAGCTGTTCTGGATGCCGGACCCCACGACGCACGGTCATGCGCTGCTCACGGCCGACGGAAAGCCGATCCTGGTCACCGGAGGCGCTAGCGAGGGGCAGCCCATCCTGCTTGGCGCCCAGTGGCTGTGCAGCTTTGGCGACGAACTGCCGAGCGAGACCATCGTGGGTGTCGAGTTCCGTCGCGCCTTCAGCGTCGTGGTGATGCCATGAGGATCCTGTCTCTCAACGCCCGGCTCGCCAAGGATGCTCCTGCCAGCGCCGAACTTCCGGTGGTGCTCATCGAGATCAATCATCCGGAGCTGGAGCGACCGATCCGGCTTTCGACGGATCGAACCGAACGGCTATCCAGCGATCCGCTCTACTACGGCACGCGATCGACCTGGCGCGGCGCCAATCCCATGACCGATCCCTATCTCTGGGTCGTCGCCTCGGCGCTGCTTCCGTCCGACGAGGACGATACCCCGGCATCGGCCCAGCTCGTGCTGGAAAACCTCGACGCCGACATGGTGCGCCTGGTCCGATCGTTCACGGACGTTGCGACGGCTCACATCGCCGTGGTGCTGGCGGATACGCCGAACCTCATCGAGGACGAATACACCGACCTGCAGATCCTGTCGGCCGACATCGATGCCGGCCAGATCGCCTTGTCGCTCAGCCGCGAGGAGATCGAGCTTGAGTATTTTCCGGGCGGCCGGATGAGCCGTGATCGTTTCCCAGGACTGTTTCTGTGATTGAACCCTTGGTCCTTCCTAAAACATGCGATCCGAGTGCTAGCGGCATCACTTTGGGAGCCCGCAAGCCGATATTGGAGTTGGCAGCTATTTCGGCGTTCGAGAGGCGTGAGGGGCCGGTTTCAGCGGCTTTGTCAGCGTTTTATTCACGTTGGCAAGAAAGTCCCCGATCCGCCGGTACTGAGAAAGGGTCACGGCTTTGACCCATTCTTCGTGGCTCGGATCGACTTCGTTCTGCTGCGCCTGCCAGAGAATGTCCTCCAGAGTGACCCGCACGTCAGAGCTAGTAATCGAAAGCTCCGCAATCATAAGCGTGCAGAGAGCTTCCAAGACCATCAGTCGCTCGGTCAGCTCTGTAACCACCTCGTTGTGTTCGTTTCTAGGCACCCAGTCGGTTTGCTGCTCACTCATCTTGCTCTCCTCATGCTTTCCTCGCGGGGTGATGATCGGCGCTGGTCGGTGTTCCCCTGCCAGCGATCATCGCAACTCTTGCATGAGTCCGGTCTCTCATCCAATTGGAGCGCGGACATGAGCCAATGCTGGACGGACAAGTTCATCGGCCTTCCTTATGCCGAATTCGGCCGCGCCCGGGAGGACGGCTGCGACTGCTGGGGACTCGCCACGGTCATCTACCAGGAAGAGCTGGGCATCAGCCTGCCGGACTATCTCGGTTATTCATCCATCGAGGAACATGGCGAGCTTGCCGCTGTCATCGCCGGCGCCGTCGTGTCTCCATTGTGGGTGCCGGTTGTCGGCAAGGCGATCGCCTTTGACATCGCGGTCTTCCGCCGTGGGCGGCTGGATACGCATGTGGGCATCGTCGTACGTCACGGCCTGATGATCCATATTGCCCGCGACGACTGCGCCAAGATCGAGAGCTATCGGTCGGGCTCCTGGTCCCATCGCCTGACCGGTCATTATCGCCATGTCGAGATGGTTTCGAGGGCCGTGCGATGAGCGTTAGAAAGGGTACCATACCCGTTCTCGCAGCGCCGATGATCGACCCGGGCCGGGATCGCATTACCCTGGAGCTTCCGGCCGGGCTGTCGGTCGCCGAGATCGTTGATCAGATCTTGCCCGGCCGGAGCATCGCCCGTGAACATGTCCGGGTCGCGCTCGTGACGAAAGACGGCTCACAGATCGTACCACCCGAGGTCTGGCACCGTGCCTATCCGCATGCCGGCGTCCATGTCGTCATTCGCGTGGTACCGGGAAGAGACGCTCTGCGCACGATCCTGACGGTTGTCGTAGCGGTCGCGGCCATCGCGATCGGCAACTTCTTCGCCGGTACACTACTGGGACTGACCGCAGGCTCCGTCGGTTATGGCCTTGCGTCCGGAGCCGTCGCTCTTGGCGTCACCCTTGTCGGCAATCTGCTGATCAACGCCCTGATCCCCCCATCCAAACCCGACGATCAAGAACGGCAGAACCGGTATTCGATCTCAGGATGGCGCAATCGCATGGACCCGAACGGTGCGGTTCCCGTCGTGCTGGGTGAAATCCGCTACGCGCCGCCTTTTGGTGCCCTGTCCTGTAGCGAGATCGTCGGTGACGATCTCTACATCCGCTCGATGCTCAACTTCGGCTACGGGCCTCTGGCGCTCGAGGATTTCCGCATCGGCGAGACTTCGCTCTCGGAATACGATGAAGTCGAGATCGAGGTCCGCGATGGGGTCGCGGGAGATCCTCCGCTTGGCCTTTTCGCGCGCCAAGTGCTGGAAGAGACGATCGGCGCCGATCTGACCATGCCCTATCCACGGGACGATCTGGGCGAGATCATCGACGGCAGCGATCCGGTCGAGACGCCCGTCACAAGAAGCGCCGGCGCCGACGCCATTGGTGCCGCCGTCATCTTCGCCTGGCCCGCCGGCCTGTTCCGGGCCAATGACGAGGGCAAGCTGCGCAACTCCACCGTGGTCATCAAAATACTGCAGCGGCTGGTCCAGGCGGAGGAGTGGCAGGAAGTAACCACCCTGACGATCACCGCGAAGAAGCGCGAAGCCTTCTATCGTCAGCACACGTGGGATTATCCGGCCCGTGGCCGGTATCAGATCCGCTGTGTCATGATGACGCCGGAAACCACCAAGTTGGATATATCGAACCGCACGGCCTGGGCGGCACTACAGACCATTCGTCCGGAGTACCCGTTAAACTTCTCCGAACCGCTGGCACTCGCCGCCGTGCGGATCAAGTCGACGCACCAACTTAACGGACAGCTGGACAGTTTTAACGCCCTCTGCCGGCGCGTCTGCCTTGATTATGATCATGCAAGCGGTGAGTGGGTCGAGCGCGCAACCCGGAACCCGGCCGCACTTTATCGNTATGCGCTGCAAAGCCCGGCCAATCCTCGACCCGTCGATGATCTCGGCATCGATGTTGAAGCACTTGAGGACTGGCATGATTTCTGCCGCCTGAAGGACCTAAAATACGATGCCGTCCTGGACGACGCCGGAATGTCCCTGCGAGACGCCTTGGCTGAGATAGCCGCCGCCGGCCGCGCCACACCTCGGCATGACGGCCGCAGATGGAGTGTGGTTGTCGACCGGCCGGCCGACCTGCCGATCATCGATGATTACGGGCCGCGAAACTCCAGCGGCTTCAAGCTCTCACGATCATACTACCACCGGCCGGACGGTCTACGCATCAAGTTCCTGGATCAGACCAATGACAACAAGCCGACCGAGCGGATCGTGCCGTGGCCTGGGCATGTCGGCGAGATCAAGCTGACCGAGGCGCTCGAAATGCCCGGCAAGACGGACCCGGTCGAAATCTTTCGGGAAGGGACCAGGAGGATGTACGAGGCGATGTGGCGGCCCGACGTCTATCGCATCTCCCTGGACGGACCGCTGAGCCCGGCGACGCGCGGCGACAAGGTCCGGCTTTCGGCCGACACGATTGAACGCACGCAGGTCTCTGCTCGCGTCAAGCGCGCCGATGGCCAACTGGTAGAGCTGGACGAGCTGGTCACGATGGTATCGGGAGAAAACTATGCGATCCGATTCCGCACCGGGATCAGCGAAAGTGACACGATCGGAACGTCCATCGTCAGAACTGTCGTCAATGTTCCGGGGGAGACGCCGCTCCTTGTGCTGGAAGGTAGCGGCGCAGTACCGGCAATCGGCGACCTGGTGTTCTTCGGCATTGCGGGCCGCGAGAGCTTTGAACTGATCGTAAGCGGCATCGAGGCCGGCGAGGATTTCTCCCAACACGTCAAGATGATCGATGCAGCGCCGATCATCGACCAGCTGGTCGACGCACTCGAAATCCCGCCATGGTCAGGCCGGGTTGGCACCGAGATCCCGGAAAACCTTACGGCGCCGCCGGCGCCGCGCTTCACCAGCGTCGAAAGCGGTTTTGCCGGCACCGACACTGAGAACCTGATCTCGGTGACGCTGGTGCCTGGCTCCGGTCCGATCGCCACCGCCCAGTTCACGATCGAGCACCGAACCGGCGCCGGCGCCTGGACGCCCGTCACCATTCCGGTCGCCAATGGCGGTCTGGACATCACCGGCTATACGCGCGGCACGATCGTCGAGATCCGAGCTTTTGCCCTGTCGGCAGTGGGTGTCGCGGGACCGGTGACGCCGATCGTCACGATTACGGTGGGCGAAGGCGACGCCGATATTCCGGGCGGACTTGACCCGGCCCTGATCTCGATCGGCGCGCTGCTCGGGGGCGCGGTCGCCGCCTTCTCTACGAGCGATGATGCCCGCACCACGAAGGTCCAGCTCTACCGGTCTTCCACGACGGTTCTCAACCGGGCGACCGATGCCGTCGGCGCGCCGCTCGCCGTCCTGCCGTCGCGCTCCTACAGCATTCCCGATGGCGACACGACGCGCTCGACGCTGATCGCCAACGGCAACATGGACACCGCCGCCAGTTGGACGCTCGGGACCGGGTGGTCGATCGGCAGCGGCGTCGCCAGCCATGCCGCCGGGACGGCTTCAAGCCTCTACCAGACTTGCGCGCTGGTGAGCGGCAAGTGGTACCGCGTCGCCTATACGCTTTCGGGGGTGACCGCCGGCTCGGTCTTCCCACGATTGGGTGGCGGCACGGCGCGCAACGGCACCACGCAGACGGCAAACGGCTCCTATTCCGACCGCATCCAGGCGGTCACCGGCAACAATTTCTTCGCCTTTGTCGGCCTGGCCGATTTCGTCGGCTCCGCGGACAACGCGGTCCTCTTTGAGGAGACCGCGACCTGCCTGGCGGCGGGCACCTACTACTACTGGCTCGAACCACAAAACGCAGACGGACTGCCGGGCCCCGTGGCCGGACCGTTCACCGTGACCATCCGATAGGAGATCCAAATGGCAGCGACGGCAGGCATATTTTCAACCAACATGGACGCCACGGCGGTTTCCGATGAAGTCATCGTCAACCGCGACGGCTCGACAATGCGGCAGACGACGACTGATCTGGCGACGCAGCTCGCCGGCAGCGGGGCTATAGCCGCCCAGCTGGCAGCAGCGAGCGCCGGCATAAAGGCCTATTCGTTGCGCGCAACACTCTACGCATACCTTGCGCCCGTCGATGGTGTGGTCGCCTGGGTCACAGAGGACCCGACGGCCGGGTACAATGGTCAGTATCGAAAGAACGGCGCCGCAAACGCCGGTGGCTGGGTGAAGTTCGCCGAACTCGGCGATGGCGCCGTGGCGGCCGAAGTCGTTGCCGCCCGCGACGGCGAAACCAATCTGGCGGCCAAGCTGGCGAAACTCGAACTGGTACCGGCAGCCGGCGCCATCAACTTCCTGTGGCCCTTTGCCAGCGAGCCGCTGAAGGCGGACAGCGTGGACCCGATGGCGATCGGTGCGACCACTGACGTCTCCGGCCGCGTCATCGAGCGGATCGATGAACATGGCCGCACCGTGATCCGCCGCCCATCCGATCCGGACAATGCGGCCGATGGCCTGTTTGGTCCATCATGGCTCGACCTCGGCGGCAGCTACCTGCTCGCCTTTGGCGCTCCGGGCCATCTCATCGAACCGGGCCAGGCCTGGGGCGGTGTGGTCGGCAAGGAGGCAGATGGCCGGCCCTATGCGATCGACCAGTTCGGTACCAAAACCATCCTGAGTTCGGACCCGGCGGTCGGCGAGGTGTCGATGGGTGGCCCCTATCTGATCAAGGTCGCGTTCGCCGAGGCGGGCATCGGCTCTCACGTCATCCGCCTGTTCGGGCCGAACAGCGGCGGCGGGTCGATCTTCGCCGGGCCGATCATCCAGTATGACGAGGTCGACGGCCAATCGCTCAGCGTCGGTTCCGCCGCGGCCGAGGCATTCTATCAAATGCTGCATGCATGGCGGTCCTGCGTTCTCATGCTCGATCGCGCCAATAGCAGCGTCGTCGATGATGTTCGTGGTGGCAATCAATCCGTGGACAGCGCAACACCGACGCTCACCGAGCTGAATGTGTTGGGGTTCATTCCGCTCGAAGAGAAGCTCTCCGGCACGGGCTACGGTGGCCAGACGATCTGCTCGTCCTTCGCTGACAAGATCAACGAGCGGCTGGAGGCAGACGTCGGCCGGCCGCAGGTGAGACTGGCGGCCGCGGTCGGTGCAGGCGGCGCGAGCTATGCCGAACTCGGTCCGGGTAGCCCCTGGTGGAACAACAAGCTCAATGTCATGCGGGCTGCAAACCGCATCGCCCGCGCGCGTGGGGCGCGCTTGTTCAAGCCGGTCAAGAAGATCCTGCACGGCGAGAGCGACCATCTACGCTACAGCGCAGCCGAACAGATTGCCGGATCCGGCTACTACGCCGACATCCTTGACTGGTGGGCCAATGACAACACCGCCACCAAGGAAATCCTCGACCAGGACACCGACGTGTTGTTCCTCTTCCTGGCCGAGAGCCAACGGCATGCCGGCCTGGAGATCACATCCCCGGTCGCGATGCTCGATGCGATGCGCAATTATCCGACCAAGGTGATCGTGGCGGGACCGCAATACCCGATCCACGCCACCGGCCACGGCCAGGCCGACGCGGTCCACCTGAAGGCATCGGGCGAAGTCATCGCAGGCGAGTATCTGGCGCGGGCCGAGTATGAGCTGATCAACCGGCGCAATCGCGCCTGGCGGCCGCTGCACATGACGGCCGTCGCCTGGGACGGCGCCTCGGGCATCGAGGTCACCGTCCACAATCCCGAGACCAGCATGCTCGTGGTCGACACGGTGACGATCGCGGGTCGCGAGGGCTGGGGCTTCAATGTCGCCGTGGATGGCGTCGAGACGGCCGTCACGACGGTAACGCCCATCAGCGCCACCAAGCTCCAGCTGCAGCTCGCCGGCGTTCCCGCGGCCGGCACCTATCGCGGCCTCCATTATGCCTGCAAGGGGCCGGCGACGATCGAGGCCGCCGACCCGCTGACCAACACGCCGGCGGGCAACATCCGCAACACCCGCACCGAGCAGAGCCGGATCGCCGGCTTCGTTCTCCATGACTGGCTCAACACCGACCATATCGCGTTCTAGGAAAGGACAGAGACATGACCGAATATCCGTATGGCGTACCGGATCAGCAGCCGAGCCGCATCCGGCCGCAGTTTCGCAGTGGCGGCCAGTTCGGCTTCCCCTGGCTGGGCGTCGATACCACGCCGCTCGGGCTGCGCAAGCTTGCCCAGATGCCCGGCGTGGTCGGCCTGATCGATCCCTCGACACTCAAGACGATCAGCGGGGTAGGACAGACGATCCGCTGCGTCGTATCGGGTGCGGTCTACACGGCACCGGCCGGCAACTGCACGCTGGTGGCGAAGGGGCAAGGCAAAGTCCTCAACTCGACCGGAACCATGGGCTTCAAGCCCGACCTGCAGAGTGGCATTGTCATGCCGCAGGAGCGTTGGACAGCAATGTTCGTGATCGCGCCGGATAACCTCGTGACGGGCATTGGCTATCTGTTTTCCAAGATCACCGCCGATGCAACCGAGGGACGGCCCGACTTTTCGATCGGGATGAACAACCTGAAGATCTGTGAATTCGACCACAATCCCGGTGTCGGATCCCAGATCATCTCGACCCACACGTTCGGCGCGGCAGACTACAAAGTTGTGACCATTTCCCAGAGCCCGGAATATGGTGAGACGATTTCGATCAACGGCGTGGTCGACAAGAACGCGCCTCTCCTGACGGCCGGGCTTTCGAGCGTGCGCGAGGAACGCATGTTCCAGATCGGCGCCTATGGGGCGCTGACGACGCTCAACTACACCGGAAATCTCGGCTGGAGCATGTTCGCGGACGGTGACTATCACGACCCGCGCTATGCCGAGCCCCTGGCCAAGTCGGTAGCGGCCATGAAGGACTTCTACGCGATCGCCTGATTGGCGCAGACCGCCGGATGCCGGGGGAGTGATCCCCCGGAGACCAAAACCAGGATCGACAACGAGGATGACAAGATGAAGCATGCAGAAGCCGACAAATTCAAGACTCTGTTTGCACCGATATGGATCGATGGCGCGTCACTATCCGTTGGGTCGATTGCCGGCGAGCCGGATAATGGCACTCCCCACATCCCGATCTGCGTTCATAAGCAAGAACTCCAGATACCGCATCTTCTCGCCGAGCGGGCCTCGAGGGTTATAAATAAACGGAGGCAAAGGTAAGCCCGACGCCTTTGCAAACATCTGCTCACATCTATATCCCATCTGCCACCGGAGCTCGGTGAGCTGCCGGCGGATCGCCTCTTTGCTGTGATAGGCTTGGATAAAGGCATGAACGGCCGGGTCTTCGGCGAGTGGCACGAATATGTTGTCTATGGTGGGCGAGATATCGAGGCGCACCTCGGCTCCCGCGTCAGCGACGAAAATGATGGCTTTGCTTGATCTGTCAAACGGCAACGGCTCGGTGACATCGACCAGAGTGCCATCGGGCATACGCCAAACCGCGTGGTGCATCGCGACCCCAAACACTTTAGGCCACCATGCGATGGCCCAACCGGTCACCATCTCTCCGCCGTTCTGGTTGACCTTATAGGCTACGTTCCAATAGCAGCCACCTCGAGGGAGTGGCTGTCGAACTCGTTTCACATACACGGGGGAGTGCCCAGAGCCTATTCGCTCCGCGAGCTGCTGCACGACTGGATTATAAATCTTTGGCGTGACCTCACGTGTAGAAACAGTGTTCATTGGCGATCCTCCCAGCTGCGTTTGATGAGAGGAGAAAGCGTGAGTCGAGTCCAGGGTTTCTGCAAAACTCGAGGCTGTTCAGGGAAGCGTCTTCGAATGAATCACTGGATAACACTAGACACAAGATCGCATAGATTTAGCGTGAGTGAAGCTCTTCTGGAGTAAGCCTGCCACCGAGTCTCCGAGCTTGGATGCACGTTACGGGCTTCTCCCGCTCTTCGATTTTTGTCAGTCAGGGAAACACTGTCGGTGGAAAGTCGTTAGTATCGAGGCCACCTTTTCAATCATCGCTTCAAATGCCGGAAGAGCTTCGCGGTACGCCGACCGTCCGGCATTACTCCCGAAAGCGATGGTTGCTCGGACAGAGATGTCTCCGTATTGGGCGCTGCCGTTCTTGCCTATCTTTCCCAGCAGGTAGCCTTGGATCAGGTCGACCCGGTGGATGGCACCTCCGAGCACCAGGCCAACGGATTCCGGATGGCCGCCACCATCTATTATACCCCCGCGTATGGTCATGCCGGTAAGCGCTGCGCCGAAGGGGATCAGAAAATTATGTTTGTCGACGTTCGCCAGTTCCTGCATCGCACACAAAGCGGAATCGCCTCCTTCACTCCATGGGCGCTCGCGGTAGAGCAAATCCGTAACAACAGCGGATAGACCCTTCGTCTTAGCAGCAAACTCTTTCTCATACTTCATTGCGGGGAACTTTGATTGGTGTGTTGGCACGATCCCCTCGGCAGTGACCACGGCGATGAACATTTGATCGAGGATTGATCGCAGGTGGTAAACCAGCTCCGCTGCCTCGTGATGCAGATCTTCATCTACCGGCTTTTCGGCCCTCAAGACGACATGAATTAGATCACCGGGCATTTCGTCATAGTCGATCCGGTATCTCGCGTTGGCGATATAAGTTGACGCCAACGATGAGACCTCCGTCATCTTTACGCGTGCGCGTTCCAGCTTGCTGTAGCAGCCAAAGAGCCTGTGCTTGCGATCGACTTCAGCCATGTACTTCTCCAGTCCCTCTGTTCCAACCTAGCGTCGGCTAGGATCTCCTCAAACTGCGCAGGCAGGCAATGCATCAGCTTATGCTGTTCTAAGCTAGAGGCGTCCGCCCCAAGGATGGGCGGACGCCTATGTGATCATCGAACGTCGGCGGATAGCTCAGTCGTCTCGATCGCTATAGTCGCCAGCGATTTCGCGTTTTACAGTCTCCAGGTTCTTCTGTGCGCTTCGTAAGCTGGCGCCCCATGGGATGCTCTTCTCGGCCAACTGCTCGCGCACCTGGGCTTCGATCGCTGTGAGGTCTACCCCATCCAACAGACCCTTTTGGCGGAGTATCTCCAGCATAAACATCTCTCGGATGTTGGACAGGTTCGTAGAAATCGGATGCAACTGATGAGTGGTCATAAACCGCCCCTGATTACCTTCCAACTGCCTCATGCTGACCTTTATGTCGTCGACAGCCTTGTGGAGGCGGGTAATCGCTTCTGCCAATTGCTGAAGGGTTAAATCCATCTGCGCGTTGTTTGTCAT